GCAGCATCACGGAGGCGTGATCATCGACGCGCCCGTCCGGATGCTCGCCGAAGAAGTGCGAGCGGCCACCCCTGCCCCGCTTCATGTCCACGCCGACCAGCACGATGCGAGCCGCGCCGGCATGGATGGCGGAGTGCATGGCTTGGTAGACGCCGTTGGCGCCGGTGCGGACGCAGGCCGGGTCCGGGTCAAAGCCGGTCTTCCCGGTGGGCCGCAGAAGACCGACGCCCCAGCCGTCTGGTACGGTCTCAATCAGGGTGGTGCGGATACCGTCGAATTTCAGCGCGCCGCGGTCGCGGTGCCAGATCCACCACTTGCTGTCGCAGCCGTGCAGCCAGTCGGCCCAGGGCGCCAGCAGGTAGGCGTCGTTGACGACGATCAGGCGGGCATGGCCGCGCACCCGATCGAGTTGCGTCTGCGTCAGCGACGGCCCGCTGCCGGCGATGACCACGGTCTCGCCGGACCACAGCCGCGGCACGGAAAATGGCTTGGCCATCAGGCGCGGCGCCGGCTGGCGGCCTGCAGCGGCGCCACCTTCTCGCTCTCGGGAGCGACGGGCGCATCCGGCGGCCAGGGGGCATCGTGCGGCAGGGCCGAGCCCGCCTCGATGCAGCGCGTGGCCGCGTCGTAGGGAAGGTCGATGAGTTCGCCGGCGTGGGCCCCGACGAGTTGACGGACGAGCATGTGGGGGTGCTCCGGAACGAGGGGGCGGCCGGAGCCGCCCCCAGGAGGTCAGGATCAGGACAGGACGGTCGGGCTGGCGACGCCCTGGTAGCGGCCACCCGACAGCACCGCCACGATGGAGCCGAGCACCGACTGGCCGGACTCGCAGGTCGCGGAAACCTCGACCCACTCGTAGCCGTCCGACAACTGCCGGGCGTCCAGCTCGATGACGTAGAAGATGTTGTTGTTGGCCGACGGCGCGAAGCCGGAAGCGGTCGCGCTCTGCTTCGTGCTCAGCACGTCGCCGTCGGCCGTCTCCTGCTTGTAGTAGCTGAAGGCGATCGCGGTGGCCGTGCCGCCGCTGGCGGCGTTGCACTCCTTGACGAGGATCGCCGTCGGCGCCACCGAGGTGATGCCCAGGGAGACGATGACGGACGCATGACCCCAGTTGGCCATGCTGAAGCGGTCGCCGGTGGCGCCGCCGGAGAGATCGACCGGAGGCAGCACGTTCACGACGTGGCAGCACTCCGCGATGTTCATGCCCTGCATGGGACACTCCTATCTGAACGGAAGCGGAAGCGGGCGGAGCGGCATCACCGCCCCGCCGCCGGTTACGAGCGGGTGCCCAGCACGATGAAGGGCGACTGCGTGTTGGTGCCGTTCTTCGGCGTCACCGGCTTGTTCCAGGCCGGCTGGCCATCGACGCGGTAGATGAACCGGAAGGTCATCTCGTCGTAGATGAACCGGACGTGCATGGACGAGGCCTGCTGGATGCCGTCCTTGTCGATCGTCAGGTACTGGCTGAGATCGACAAGCTGGATGTCGCCGGCGGTGCCCAGGGTCGCGCAGTACTCGACCGGGATCACCGGGCGGCCCATCAGCAGGCCGTAGGGGTTGTTGTTGCCGTTCACGCCCGGCGGCGTGTAGAGCAGGGTAACGGCGGTGCCGCTGCCGAGCGTCAGCGGGTAGAGCTGGGGCTCGACGTCCTGGTTGATCAGCCACACCGCCGACTTGCGGGAGCGCATCGGCATGCGGGCCCACATGTTGAGGATGTTGGCGGTCACGATCGTCTGCGCCGCCTGGCCGGACTCAGCCGCGATGGTGATCACGGCGCCCGAGTTCAGGTAGCCCAGCGGCTGGCCGGCGCCGGTGCCGTTGATGATCGCGTCCTCGGTCTTGAACGTCAGTTCCTCGGTGAAGGCCTGCGTCATGATGGTGCCGAGGGCGGTGGAGTCGCGCAGCAGCTCCTCCGTGGCGTAGCCGAGCCCGAACAGCTTCTTCAGGCTCATGTCCATCTCGCGGAACTTCGGCTTGGTGCCGGTGACCGTGTCCGCCTCGCCGGTCCAGTAGGCCTGGACACCACCCCAGCGGGAGCCGTCGGCGCGGCTGGTCTCGTCCACCACCGGCAGCTTGATGCCGTTGCCCACGGTGATGGGGATGCGGCGGGTGCGGCCGATGATGTCGCCCGCCTGGTGCATCAGGTCGAGCAGGTCCGTGCGGACCGGGCGCTCGACGGTGAAGCCGCCCTCGGACGGGGTGCTCTCGTTCAGACCGGACGGACCGGCGCTGTAGCCCTTGCCCGGCACGAACAGCTTGGCGACGCGAGGATCCCAGTCGCTCTGCTTGGTGTGCTTGTTCTCGGCATGGGCGACCGCCTGTAGGAAGTCGCCGAACGACGCGAACATCGGCTTGTCGTCCTTGGCCGCGGCCGGCAGGGCGGCCTGGGCCTCGGCGACGCGAGCGGTCAGGTCGGCCTGCGCCTGCTCGGTCATATCAGTGACCGCGACCATGGTGCGCTCCTCCTCGGCCAGGCGCTCGGCGCGCTGGATGGAAGCGTTGACCTCGGTCAGCTCGTTCTCGATCGCGGCGTACCGGTCCTTCTGCTCCTGGGTCAGGCCCTTCTCGGCGTCGATGGCGCCGAGATCCTTGGCCTCCTGGATCAGCTTGGCCTTCCGGTCCCGCAGTACCTTGAGGGACATGACGTCCTCCTCTCGCTGGGCGTGAAAAAAGCCGCGCCCGGGACCGGTAGCGGCTCAAAAGCCGGCGGATCAGGGTCTCGACAGAGCCCTTACCGGCCGGAAACTCGTTGTGGATCAGCTCAGTTCGAGCAGACGCAGACGGCGCCGGCGGCGCTCCGCCTCTCCGCCGTCCTGCTCCGCGACATCGTCCTGCGCAGCGGGGCCGTCGTCGGACGCTTCGGGCGCGGCAAGCGCCCCGGCGGCTCCGGCTTCGATGGTCGGTTCCGTCGCGTCGGCGCGGGCCCCGCCGGGCGCCGGCATCGACACCCCCAACCTGCCGAGCACCTGGTCGAGGCTGGCCACGCGGTCAGCCATACCAAGCGCCACCGCCTCGCGGGCGCCAACACAGCGGCCCTCGCCGTAACCGGCCTTCACGTCGGCCACCTTCGCGCCGCGCCCCTTGGCGACCGCTGCGCAGAACATGTCGTAGTAGCGGTCCACGTCGGCCTGCATGGCGGCTCGCGCCTCCTCCTCCAGAGGCTCGTACGGGTTGCCGTCCACCTTGTGCTTGCCGGCGAAGATGAAGGTCGGCTTCGTGCCCTCCATCTCGCAGGCGCCGCTGTAGTCCCAGTGCAGGACGTAGACGCCGATCGAGCCGACTTCGCCGGACGGCGTAACCACCACCTCGCTGCAGGCGCTGGCCAGCCAGTAGGCCGCCGACGCGGCGAGGCAGTTCGACACCGCGATGATGCGCTTGTCCTCGCGGGCCTTCAGGATCTCGTCGGCCAGTTCCGGCACACCCTCGACCGAGCCGCCGGGGCTGTCGATGTCCAGCACGATGGTGCCGATATTCGGGTCGGCCATGGCCTGCCGGAACGCCGCGGTCAACTGCTGGATGGACGTGCCGCCCGAGTAGTACATCATCATGTTCATGCGGTAGCCGATGGCCCCGTAGACCGGGATCAACGCCACACTGCCGCGCGTCGCCTGGGCGCGGGCCGCCGCAAGCGTCGCCGCCTGCTCGTCGCGCGCCGCCCGGAAGCGCTCCAGAGTCGCCGCCTCCGCTTTGTCGCCACCCAGCCGCAGCGCGATCAGCGCCTGGATCTCGTCCAGCTTCGACGGCAGGATGACCCACGGCTTGCGCGTCAGTTCAGCTAGGAAGCGCTCATACATCGACATCGTTCACCTCCAGCGCGGCCAGCACCTCCGCGACCCTCATCTCGTCCCACCGGTCCAGCAGCCCGGCCACGTCGTTCGCCGCCTTCACCGCCCCGGCAGCGTGGGCGCAGTAGGCCTTCGCAGCCTCGCGTGGCAGATTGAGCGCCCGCATCGCATCGGCGACGTGGCCGCCATAGAAGGCATCGACCCACTTGCGGAAGGCGTCCGGGTCGGCTGCGAAGCGCATGCTCGCCTTCCGGATCGCGGCGATCTCTTTGGCCACCAGCCGGCCGACTGCTTGCCGGCCGGCGTCGGCGGCGCGCGGCTGGCCCGCCTGGGCAGCGTTCGCGGGCGTCGGTAGGTCGTCGCCGCCGGGCTTCGGGTTGTAGCCCTCCAGGCGGCGGATCTCGTTCGGTGTCAGCCACGCCGGGTGGCCGCCGCTGCCCAAGGCCTTGGCGTAGTACTCGGCGCGCGACGCGGCGTCACCGCGCAGCAGGCCTTCCATGTCGAATTCGGCGACGTAGAGCTGCTTCGCGGTGATCAGGTCGCGGCGGATGGCTAGCTCGATGCGACGCACCCACGGGCGCAGCGTGTACTTCACGAGGTCCAGAGCCTGCTGCTCGACGTTCGAGTGCGTGGCGCCGTCGTAGATGCCCAGCATGTGCAGCGGGATGCGCCAGTACCGGGCGACCTCGCCGATCTGCCACTTCCTGGCCTCCAGCAACTGCGCCTGCTCGGCGGTCTGCGAGACCTTCTCGACCTTCATCCCCTCCTGCAGCACGATCGGCCGGTGCGCGTTGCCGACGCCGGCGAAGCGCATCAT